CGGTAACGTGTTGCAATACCGTTGAATGAACCTGATATTTTAGCCTTAGTCGCAGGCCCGGTCATTAACACTTTAGGCTCTCCGCCTTGAGTCCAGCACTCTTGAATGACTTTTTTCAAAGCATTTTCTGTTGCTGTACCTGCAACGGTTGAATCTGTAGGCGCTGCGACTGTACCGCCTGAATAGCCAGGTGTAGTTTGTGCTGTACCTGTACCTACTGATGTTTTGTTAGTCGCTAACCATGATTCAACTGATGATAATGTAGCACCTGAACCAGCAGCACCAGAAGTAGATGCTTGGTTGCGTACTAAAGCATATTCAACGTCACGTTTTAATTCTCGTGAACGTTTAGTCATCTGATAAGCCAACTCACTTGCACGACCTGCTTTACTTACCGCATCTTGTGTACCAGAAACAGACACTGTTTTGGTTAAGATTTGGCAGTAGTTACGCAAACGCACTGTAGGCACTGCTGTATTGACTACAGCATCATTACCTTGAATAGCCGCGTTAGTTGCAGCAGCATCCAATGCGTCTGTTTGCCATTCGTGGAATGTGGCAGAAGCTGTGCCTTTTTTAGCCTTTTGATAGAAAGGTGTTTCTACAGGCGAAATGTTAGAGATAATGTCGGACAAATCTTCACGATTACCAACGGCTTGGAATGTTTGAAAAGTACCTGATGGTACGGCTTTAAGAGTTAAGAACTCTTGAATTGCAAAAATAAATTTAAACATGTCGTTTCCTTCTATAGCGCTTCACAGCGTTTTATTTAGAGTATTTGGCTAGGAAGTAGTTATTAGCTGCATCCACTGAGCCAGTCTTTTTCAATGCCTTTAATGCTTCTTGCTCTCTCGTTTGAGATAGCGTCTGTTGTTTCTGTGTGCTTCCTGGTTTGGTTACTTTAGGAAGGTTAGCAACACGCTTTTCGGCAATAGGCTTATTGGAAACCTGTTTGTCATGTAAATATGCTTTATGCAACAGTTTAACCACACGAGGGTCAATCACTTGATTCACTTCCTCTGGTGTAAATCCAAACTTTTCAACTGCAAAACGGTTTAAAGTTGTCGCTAGTTCGGTGTTCCATTGTGGAATCTCACGCGCTAACACTTTCTTACCCTCTTCAATTGCTTGAAGTCTGATTTGATTCTGTTGCTCATATTGCGCTTGTTGCTGTGCTGTAATTTGGCTTGCTAATCCTTGGCGTGTGTCTTTCAAATCTCTCACCGCTTCTTTAGCGCGTACAAATTCAGCAGGGTCTTGCTCATATAACGAGTTCCAATCCACATTATTGTAGGCTTGCAACTGATTATCTAATGCGACTAACTGTGCGTATTCTGCTAGAGATTGTTGCTGTAATTGTGCAGCTTGCTGTAATTGAGCTTGCGCCTGTTCAACTTGCTTGCGCTGTTCTGCAACTTCTTGCGTTTTACGGGTATAGTCGGCTTGTAGCATGATTTTGTCTTTAAGCGCCACTGGCACTTCGTACAACTCACCATCTACATCCACTTCGACAAGTTCAGGTTCCGCTTCTTCTTCGGTTGCTTCGACTTGCTCAGTTTCTTCTTGAGTGTCTACGGCTTCCGCTTCTGTTGCTTCTTCGCTGTTATCTTGTTCCTGTGGTTCGGCTTCTTCTTTTTCAGGCTCATCTTGCTGAGCTAAAAAGTTAGCCATTCTTGCTTCTACTGTTACATCTTCTTGCGACTGCACTATGGCTTGGTCACTCATGGTATTACTCCTGTCAATTCCACCAACTCAGGTGGACTAGCGCATCACTGCGTTAAGATTTAGCCCTATGAACTAAGATTTAAGCTAGGGCGACTTAAATTCTATGCAAACCGCCTAACAGAGTTCTTAGCTCTATCTATTAAACTATCACGTTCAATCTGTATTTTAGCCAATTTACCTGTATCAATCGCTGTTTTTAGGTTAGCCTGTAAATCATTGAGCAATTTAATCATTAAACGTAGCTCATGTTGGCCTTTTTCATCACCTACAGGCGATTTTTTCCATGTGTCTAATATAGCGACCTCAACCATACTAAAATAAGGCTTTAAATCGCTTAATAATAACTCAGCTCGATTGCCTTCTGCTATTTCAGTGTCTAAGCTCATAATGTCCTATAAGAAAAATTGAATGGCTTCTTCATCGTCTTTAAGCTGTCTTGCTCTTATTCTAGCTAGAATCTCTTGTTGTTTCAAGTCATCAATCAATTTCTGCGCTTGTGATAGGTCAATAAACTCTAACTGTACCGCTTCAACAACTTGTTCCTGTACTTTTTGCGCTATTTGTTTATTAGTTATTTTGCGTGCAATTAAACGTTTAACTTTCTTAACTACTACTTCAATCTCTTCTTCTTTTTCTTCTTCACGCTCGATTATAATTCTTCTGCGCTTATAGAATGAGTTTTTAACACCGCCTGATGATTCCAATGCTCTTGAAGGTGCGTCAAATCCTACATCAAAGCCAGTGATAACATAACTGCCTGTTTCTGCGTTTAATGTGTAGACACCAGCAGGAGCTTCAAATAACAATTCAGCATCAACGCCGCTTAAGGCATAAGACCCCGTTTCCGCATTTATAGCGCGGTCTGCAAGTAGCGTTGCGTCTATTCCGCTAATAGAATATGAACCAACTTCAGCGTTAATCGCTCTATCTGCAACAATTACAGCATCTATGCCTGTGATACTGTAGCTTCCAGTCTCCGCGTTAATCTCGTAATTACCTACAGGAGTAAAGTCTATGCTAGCATCAATCCCTGTAATGGAATAACTGCCAGTCTCCGCATTAATTAATCTATCTGTGATTAAACTTGCACTTGTTCCTGTGACTGAATAACTTCCAGTTTCTGCATTGATGCTTCTGTCTGGTATAAGCGAAGCACTAACGCCAGTGGTTGCATAAGAGCCAGTCTCAGCATTAACGGCTCTGCCTGCTAAAGTCGATGCACTTACACCTGTGACCGCGTATGAACCTGTTTCTGCATTTAATGGGTAGTCTGTAGCACCTGGCGCATGGTCAAACTGTAGATAAGGCCTTATTTCATTATCGCCAGACGTACCAGAAAACACTTCATAACGCCCATTGTTCCCTGTGTCGTCAGTAATGCCAATATAGAAACCATAATTGCTGACTGAGTTAGCGCAAAGAAGAGCTACAAAGCTATTAAGTGCACTGCCTGAAACAGTAAGGAAATAACCTGTACTCCCTGTGGATGTTCCTGTTCCTAATTGTGTTGTGCCAATGTCTAAAGCGCCTGTAGCGCCAGCAACCTGCCAGTTGTTTGATGTTGACCACATATCCCATGTGACTTGTGATTCTACATAGTTGCGAAGCATCTGCTTCACTTCTATGATATTTGCGTCAGTGTCAGTTCCTGTGAAACTTACCCAAAACCCCATCTCGGCATTGGTAACCGTACCAGCACCGATAGCATCTAAACCGTTAAAGCGAATTAATCCATGCGCTCTATCGCCAGTGTCAAAAGCAACAACTTCAATCTGGTTTGAAAACTCGTTGTTATCGGTTGGAGCACCTTCGGTAATCCAGTTATCAACAACGGTAAACGAACCACCAGTATTGGCTTTTGTGCCTGATGTATTACCAGAAGCACGATAAAACGCCATGATTCACCTATTTGAACGTCACGCCAATTTTTACAGGGTCAACACTTAATTCAAAGTGACGGCATCCGCAAACTTGGCATTGTTTAACCTCTTTATCTACGGTCTTTTCAATAACCTTTAGATTCTCTTTTTGTTGGCAGCATTCATTCATGATTACGCAATCGTAAGAATAGAGCCAGTTGTATCAGAGTTATTAAACTTAACGCTAAAAGTCTCACCACTTGCCAAGGTAAGGGCTGAACCGTAATCCCACCATGCAATCAATGGGTCTGCTGGGCTTGTAGGTGTGTCGTTGTATAAAGCAACGTAGCGAAACGGCCCTACTGCACCAGAAGCTGTTACCACGCATTTAGTTCCTGTTAAAGTCGCTGTGCCACTAGATTCAGCAAAAGTGTTTTGCGTGTCAATTGGGCCAGTGTAACCACTGCCTGTCGAAATCTCTGCTAAATCCGCCTTTACCGCATCTAATGAAGCAGAAGGTGTAGCGTTTGATAAATAAACGTTTAAAGTGCCAGTGTTTAGATTATGAACACCTAACCCTAAATCCTCTACGAATTGTTGAAACTTGTTGTAAGTCGCCATTATTCTACTCCTGTAATTTTACCTGATTTATCACGTACTACTTTCTTAGGTCGCTTCATTTCACTGACTGTAGAAACCAATTGCGCTACCATCTCTTTAAGCTCTGATATCTCGTTAGGTGGTTGAGGGTCTACACTCAATCCACCTTCAATGCCTTGTTGTGCTTTGACTGCCATGCCAATTTCTTGCAAGCCTAAACGTTGGCGTTCAATATCCAATTCAGCATAGACTTTCTCACGATGGATTTGAATCTCTTGCTCCATTTTCTCACGAGCAAGCGCAATCTCTTTAATCATCTCATCACGCGATAACTGCATATCGTTTTGAATCTGCTGTTCTTTCATCGCAAATTCCATCTGCATTTTCTCTTGTGCTTGCTGGAAGTCTGCCATTGCTTTTTGTTTATCAAACTCAAGACGTTGTTGTGATTCTTGCGCTTTCATTTGCGCTTCAACTACTTTAGGGTCTGGCTGTGGTGGTTTAGGTTGTTGTTGTGCAGGATTCGTCCAGTATTTATCACCGTCTTTAAAGCCTGCGTTTTTAGTCAACTCAATGCATGATTCGTAAATGTTCTGTGGTGTCGCAATGCCAATCTGCAAGGCTTCTTTTTGCACTTGAAGTATCTGCATAATCTGTACAAGCATCTCTTGCTTATTCCCTGTGCCTAAACCTACAGCAACGGTCATGTCAGTGCGAGTTTTCCACTGTCTAGGGTCTACTGGCACCCATTCATTGCGAAGCCTTACAATCTCTTGCTGTCTTGAATGCTGTAAGAGTAGTTTATGAACACCAGCGAATAACTGTTTTACGCCTGTCTCTGCAAATGTGCGAGCAATTAGCTCTTGTTTCGCTTGAGCAGCGTTCATTATCTGATTAATGCCAGAAGCTGTTTTATTCAGCGAGTTAGCATCTAAGCCTTGGTTGTATCTGGTAATGCCAGTGCGGTTCTCTTTGTTAGTGTCTAGGTATTCCATCAATGGAAATGCTGCGTTACCAATAGGATTAGATACAAGAGGCATTAACTCTGCACTAGGCGTACCATCAACACGTACAACACCACCAGGACGGCTTACCAGCATATCGTCTAAGTTTACTTTGTCACTGATTGCCCATCTGCCGTTATTAGACGCATAGAAGTTGTCTAACACGTTACGCAGAATGACTGACTTGATGACTTGAATGTCTTTTACATAATCCGCTAACGCTCTACCTACATGACGATGAGGCATGATGTAAGGCGTAATACAAGCAAATGGCACTAAGTCTACAGTTTCATTGTTCAGGATAGTGTCACCAACAATGCAGATTTGTCTGCGCTCTGTAATCCCATCACCATCAAAGTCAATCAGCACATAGGCTTCACGATAAACAACCTTTCGATTAGCACCTGTCTGTGTTTCATCGCGCCATGTTTCTTCTTCTGCAAACTCGTTACGGCTTAACCATTCCTCTGATTGAAGTAATGTGGATGAATCATCAGGTATGTCATCATCGACTTTATATCCCATCTCGCGTAAGTCTGAGATAGTCACCCATTTACGATGCTCAAAGAATCTGACTGAGTTAGGGTCGATTGAGCGCTCATCAGCACTGACTAATATTTCTTCTGGTGGGCATGGTTCAATACATACCTTGCCTTTAACATTCGTAACCTTTACTTTAACTTCATGTAACTTAGGCAACGAGGTAATGATTTGCTGTGCTTGTGGGTCGCCTGCTTCTGCTGCTTCAATAATATTAGCTATTTCAGGGTTAAACTCCGCTGGTTCTGATTCATATTCAATGACTTCAACAGACTTGTCATCCAATAACATTTGCAGTTCTTCATCGGTCAAGCCTTCGTAATGCTCTTCTGATACGTTCTCTGTTTCATCCCACCAAAACTTAACATACCCATTTTTATTAATGAGGGAGTCTTTGAACCATTGATTAGCAACTAGATAGAAATTGTTCTGATTGATGATGACGTGATTAACATAGTCTGTTTCTTGTTCAGAAGGTTTAACATCCTCTTGTGACTTAGGATTGAATTTAACAACCTCATCGCCCGAACAGAATACTTTCATGAGATATGGCATCATGGATTCTACTGCTTCTTGTACATCCATTGATACAACTGAGCTTCGTCCTTCTTGTGCTGAAAGCTCCCTAGTCTTATCACCTAGATACAATTCCATGTTCTCTGCACGTTCATCTGCCAGTGTGCCAGCTAGATAGTCTAACGATGTGCGTTCTTCGCGCTTGATACGTTCTAGTAGTTCATTGTCGGTCATCTTTGCCATTGGGTAGTATCCTATACTATGCCAGCATTACTATATTTAATCGGTTTCCAGTTGCGCTCTTCATTTCTCATCTGCGCTTCTGCTATTGCTAAGTATCTAAACATATCAGCACCATGCGAGTATTCATCATGCAATGGTGCTCTTGCTTCATTGGTGTTTCTAGGTACTACGCGTCTGTAACGCTTCAAGCATTCAACGAGTCGAGATGTTTTCTCTTTATCAAAGTAGCATCTAGGGAATATCTCACGTGCTGCTTTAATCCCACTTTCAATGCCTAATTCTATCAGTTCGTCTTTAGAGGGAATATCCCAACCTAAGTCAGTCAGTATTCTATACGCACTTGCAGCTTCTACACGCTCATTATAACCGTCATGCGGGATAAACATCTTTCCCCAATTATAACGCTTATCTTTTAATTGTTGTGAATAATCAGTTAGCTTTCGGTGAGAGTCCTCAATATATTCTATTATGCGTATCTCTGACAAGTTCTTTTGTATCAATCCAATCGCCATTGCATCATTCCAACCCAAGTCTACAACAACGTGAACTTTTAGTTTAGGGTCGTAAGGTAGATTGATAATCTGATTGTTGTTTGTGACTGCTTCCATTTCATCATAGTAAATTGCACCCTCTGCCGCTGGTCTGCATTTACCTTCCCAAATGTTAGGATAGTCTTTCGGGTATCTGCGCTTACACTCCAAGCGTTCTTGCTCAAGGACTTGAGGGAACCAAGGATTGTCGGAATAGTTAACTAGAACACTAATACAGTTTGGAGGTGGGTCTATAGTAAAGCGCTGATGTGTTTCGTCTGTCTCTAGGTCGGGGTTGTAACTTACCCATATTTCTGAGCCATCTTTACGGATAGTCGGGATAAGAATAGACCATGAACGCTTACTAACCGCTTGGCCTTCTTCCACCCATGCAATGTCTACACCTTCAAATGATTTAATAGACTCTGCGGTTTTATCTGATAAGCCAGCAAATAGAAACTCTGTGCCGTTTCGCGTGTTTCGGATTGTGTCGTTTAGTATTTGATACTCGGAACCAAGGCCAAGCATTTGAATCTGGTCACTGAGTAATTTATGAACTGAGTCTGCAATAGACTTTTGGACTTCACGAAAACATGCGATTCTTAAACGTGATTGACTGCCTAGAATGAGTAAGGCTCTTGCAAATGACCATGACTTAGCTGAACCGCGACCACCTCTTGCAACCTTATAACGCATTGCATGAAATAGAAACCCTAGCTTTTTAGGGAACTTAGCCCTAGCCTCCATCTGAGTCTACAAGCTCAATGACCATCTTTGTTATTTGTACGTTGTGATTCATATCACCATTTAAATCTAACTTGTCACCATATTTCTTAGGCTTAAGTTTAGCAGCCACCCATTTGCGAGCTTCCACTCTTAATCTTGAACGTGCAATAACGTCTTGGTCGGTCTTTGTATAGCCATTGTCATCTTTATACTTATCATTTCTTCCATCATCAGCAATATCAATAATTTCATCGGCTAATGTATCCGCCTGGTCTTCACGTGCGCGCGTGTAAAGCTCAAGAAACTCTTTGTGTGTATTAAGCCATGTATAGATAGTTTGGATGCTTGGCGTGTTATCCTGCTTGCAGTAAGAAGCTATTGATTTACCCTCTACCAACCAAGTGCATATCTCTATTGCTTTTTGTTCTGTGTAATCACTTGGTCTTGCCATTTCTACCTCCAACTAATCAATTTCATTGTTTGTGATTGAATAGCATGGATATTTTTTATTCCTATATTCGGCAATTTCTTTTAGCTTTTTTTTGTATCTTATAATTTCAGTTAACTTAAAAATTAATTCATCTACTATAGAGTAGATAGTAAATAAAAAAAATATTACTCCAATTAAAATTAAGATTTCCATGTTTGCGAGTTCCTATAGATTATTCGCTATTAGGTGTTGTGTTAGCTATAACACTTCTTACCTTTTTTGCCTGGTTTGTTGCCTTGGTCTTTTTTAGCTGGTTTACCGAACATAATACACCTCACCATTTATGGATAATGTTTATAACGTTTACTACTACACCTGTAATGATAAACCAACATGTAATTATTTCAAGTCTATTCATAAAAAAACGCCCCCACGTATGAGGGCTAAATATCAACCACAAGGGAGGAAGTTGATAGGGGAAACGGTTATAAGTGCTTCCAGTGCTGAACTCTGGGGTTTGCTTCGGTTATCATTGAGGCGTGCGCTCCCTAAATCCTCAACTACCTAATCAATAGCATACTAAGCGCCCGCATTAGCACTTATACAACTGATGACTGTTGCAGTGGCTATAGACACTCAGTCAGGCAGGAATTTCACCTTTTTCGGCAATCATCATGTGTATAAATACTAAACTTACTCGCTGCATCTGTGGCTTAATCTATCCAGCAAACTCACACTAAGTCAATGAGTTGATAACTTAATCTTTCGATTATGCTTGCTTTCTTGTTTCACAGCATCCGCTTTCGGTAAACTTAAATATAATCTATTCGTTGCTAGTTGTCAATTTTTACGTTTAGTTGCTTTTCAATGGCTTCTTTCCATCTATTTAAAAAGTAATCTAAACCATCCTCTAAGCCACAATCTGTACATGTAGCCATTCCAACTCTATTTGAACCGAACACATACCAGTTAAACGGAGAACATTTTTCAGTGTGTTTTTTGTATTTATATTTCATACTGCCATACTCAACGTGTTGCCAGTGACAAATACTCGCGATGATTTATGCTCGTTGCGTCTAAATCTGTCTGATTCACGTATCTTGATAGCTAACGATTCCATTGTAATTTTACGCACACCGTTTTTGCTTGGTTTAGGCTCGGCAATCACAATCACTGGCTTGTCTATCTCATATTCTTTTAGCTTATTGTACATGATGCGGTCTTGATTGTAAGGTATTTGCCCATCTATTTTTATTTCTGTTCGTTCCATAAATCCACGCTTGAATAAATATAAACAGTGATTCTGCACTAGTGAACGTTTGATATTGGTTACCTCTACTAATTCAGTGATGGTCTTAGGTGTGTCACATGAAGCAATCAGTAACTTTCTATTGTGGTGCATTAGCTCATATTTATTCATACATCCCCCTAGTTTAAATGTGATTTATCTTGCTGAAAACTGCTGTCTATTAGATTGTTTACTGCACATTGCATATCATCGGTTATGATTAGTTTAGTCTCGTTTAAGATGGGTAGCGATTCAAGTAAGTTGACTATTTCGTTTAGGCTGTCATCAGGATTTACATCGGTTAGTACAAGTACATGAGTGATTTTCATTTATTGTTCCAATCGCAATCAAGTCCACCTTTTACAGTTGCAACGCATCTTGTTCCATCTTCTAAATTAAATTCGGTTGCATAGTTATCAATGTACACCCCATATTTATATGTTTTTTGGTTTGGACTGTTATGTAAATTTTCATCATATCTACCACATCCAACTAAGATTAATGAATAAAATATAAATATTAATGATTTTTTCATTTGGCTACCTTTTCTAATTCATAACAAAGATTTTTATACTTGGCTTTAATTTCTTTTATGTCGTCTATTGTGTAGTGTTTTGGTGTTTGGTCTGATTCTAATTTTTGCAATTCTTCCGACCCAATTTTCCTAATAAGGCCCTCTCTGTATCTGATTGCATTCCCCGATAAATGATTGTTGCATGGGGCGCATTGTTTATTGCAGTTTTTTTCGTCAAATCTAAGGTGCGGAGAGCTTCCGATTGACCGATAGTGTCCGCAGTGATATTGCCCTTGATGATTTCTTCCGCAACTAATACATGGTTCATTTTCATCTCGTATCCTTATCCACTTATTAAACCATCGCTGTGCATCTTTAAGCCATTCTGATTTAGTTTTGATGCCATCCAATGCCTCCTTTGTTTTTTTGCGTTCTATGCGCTTTAAATTAGCTTCTTGCTTTATTCTTTGCTCTGTTGCATACATTCCAGCGCATTTAAAGCTACAAACTGTTTGCAATGGCTTAACTGGCATAAATAATTTCTTACATTGTTTACACTTTTTATCCTTCAAAGAAGTAGCCAATTTCATGCCCGAACCTTTCTACTGCATCCATATAATCGGTGAACTCTGCTGTAGTGAGTTTAGTTGTGGTGCGTAACAAAGGTAAACTCTCACCATTAACTTCAATAGCATTGCGTAGAAACTTAAAACGTAAAATATCATGGGTCTCATCTGCTGTGTATCCTATGTGTTTACCTAATCCTGTAACTAATGCCCAATACCTAGCATTCTGTTCATGGCTGCGCTTTGATTTATACGGCTTAATCTCTACGCTGTGTTTGATAGTCGTATCAAGCGAATCTATCTGCTTATACAGGTTAGCCTTGTTGTTGCCATAGAGTATGAATTTAATCATTGGATAGAGTGCTTGTATCGGATTTCAAATGTTACTAATTTAATAATATCTTCTGGCCTCCAGCCACAACCATAATTTAAACACCACCATTCTTTTGTGCCAATCCTACGATATTCTAACTTAATACCTTTACGGTAAAGACCTAACCAGCTCATGTCGTTATTCATCTGCATTAACTCCAATTACTTTTTCTAAATGTTGATAAACTTCATATAGGGTATTAAAAACATAAGCATCTGAAAGCGTGTAAGCATAATTTTGCTCTATTGGCTCAGATACAATATAACCATTAGCAACTTTCTCAATTCTAATCTTCGTTTTCATCTCACCCTCCTTGGTTTAACAATCTTCGATTTACACTCTTTGCATCTAAACTTTACTGACTTATCCGCTTTAATCTTAAACTCACCATCGTCACGGCTTCGGTATCTTTGGCAATAGCCACAATGTAGTAAACTGCTCACTTGTTTCCTCCGTGTTGTTTAATTACTTCCGCTTTCAACTCATCAATATTAAATCTACTGCTTAACATCTCTATCTCTCTTGCTCTTAGCTCTAATCTCATAGCTAATATAAACCTAGCCATGCAGTTAATACATTTGGTATTGTAAGATGCTGTGTTGCATTGTTTACAGGTCATTTAATCGCTCTCTAAGCAATTCAAATGCTGTGGCTGCGCAGAGTGGCACTTGCCCGTTGCCAATGGCTTTAAGTCTGTCCATGCTAAAGGCCACCCCATTAGCCACTCGACCCAATTTGGGTTCAGCTTCCCACTGACTTCGCTCACTGATTGACTTAACGATATCTGCTTTCCAATTTCCTTCCGTCTTTGCACTGATGGGTTGGATAGGTTGCCTCTGTCTCGGTTGTCTGATGCTTGAGGTGTTGGAAACGTGATTGAATCCCTCACAGCCTGGTTGATGCTGTACTGTGCATGGTGCCCACTCTTGCGCGTTGGCGTCCATTCTGGTTGCGTCCCCCTTGCCCCCATGTTCGCGTCTGGTGTGGGCCATTCCTGCAATCTCTTTTTCAGAGCCTTCCTGCTGTTGCTTCCCCCATCCATTCCTGTTGTGTTCGGTGTGTGAAAGAAATTCTCGTTGTCTGGCAAGAATCCAGATTCTTTCGCGCTCATGTGGTGCGCCAACATCGGCTGCAGATAACACGCCCCATTCCGCATCGAACCCCATCGAGGCCAAGTCTGCAAGGACAACTCCAAGTCCTCTAGTAGTGAGCATTGGGCTGTTTTCCACGAATGCGTAGCTTGGTCGAACTTCGCCAATAATCCGCGCCATTTCTTTCCACATTCCGCTTCGTTCACCTTCGATTCCTGCGCCTTTTCCTGCTGCGCTAATGTCTTGGCATGGAAACCCTCCAGATACAACGTCAACAATGCCTTGCCATGCTGTTCCGTCAAAACTGCACACGTCAGACCAAATTGGGAAAGGTTCGAGAATTCCATCGTTTTGTCGTTGCGCCAGAACTTGTGCTGCGTAGGCATCACGCTCAACTGCGCAAACTGTTCTCCATCCCAAGAGCTTTCCTCCAAGAATGCCTCCACCAGCGCCTGCGAATAAAGACAACTCATTCACAATCACCACTCGCATCACACAATTTAACTTTACGCTTCACCCCGTCTAATCGCACATAATTACCATTTAACATGTGTGCAATGATATATTCACGCTCTTGAAGCTGTTTAAATGCGTTTAATTTCAATTTTAATGCGGTCTGTGCGCGTTTTTCTGATTCAGTGAAGGCATTATCTATGCTTTCTGCAAAATGAAGCGTTACGCACGCTAGAATTAAAGTGATGGTCAAGATAATAAAATACCAATCGCCTTGGGTTAATTTGTTATTACAAAATGCTGTGCAAAATGCATGGCGTACATGTTTGCGCTTTAGGTTGATGTAGCAGATTAGTTTTTCTAGCAGATTCATAGTAAATTACCTTGTTCTATTTTTGTTGGTTGTGTCGGTTCAAACAGTGATGTTTGCTTGCTGGCTTGTTCGATACGTTTGCAAGCAGCGTTAAAGTAGTCTGTGTCTAGTTCGCAAGCTGTAAGCTCAAAGCCTAGATTGTTGCAAGCGATAGCGTGTGAGCCTGAGCCAAGATGGGTGTCAAGTATCTTGTCGCCAGTTTTGGCATAGTTGGTGAGTAGCCATTCGTATAGATTTACAGGCTTCTCACATGGATGAATCGGGGATGTAGGTCTATTGACGTTCTGCCAAACAATGTCAATGTACTCTACTTTTTTGTGAAATGTGGTGGATGCAATTTCACATTTGCTCATGTTCGGATGCCTTACACTTTTGTACCAAACTATTGCACCGCCACTTGAGCTAAAGCAATTGTAATAATTAGCACCCCAAACAATTTGATTTACGCTAACCCTTTTCAACTCATCGAAATATTCTTGATTAGGGGTTTTGTCGTTCCATTTTTCATTCCAGATGCTGGGACTATCAGTCATAACAAAGTTGCCAATCCCATAAGGAGGGTCAACTATTGCCAAGTCATAAAACTTATCAGCTGTAGATTTCAGCAAATCTAAGCAATCCATGTTGTAGATGGTTGCCTTGCCTATTGTTACTGGGTTCAATTCATTCTCCCTTAATGCTTATCGCTTCGGTTATTTGCTTATGTTCACTTGGATTAGATGCCCCACCAATCATTACCTTTTCTGCTTTTGATTTGTCACCAATCAATACAGGTGTTGTAGCTTTGAATCCTTGATGTAAGTTTTGTGCATCGTAAAGACCTGTTAAGAATCTAGGATATTCTGGCGTTTCATTTCTAGCCTTAAATCCACGGTATCTAGTTTCGAACTCTTTTTCAACATAAGGCCATTCAGCTTCGCTTTTAGTGCCAAACTTTAACCAACCACCCATATCTAAAATTACTCTATGGATAATTGGGTCATCAAATGCTACCGATACTTGCGTTCCTACTTGCCTAACTGCTTTGTCAACTTTAGACCAGGCTAACATAGCTGAATCTTGAGTTGACCCTTGCAGCATTTTTACAATGTCGGCAATCTTTGGCATAAACATACCGTTATCAGGATTGCGAATATGCCTAAACAATGCTTGTTTCACTGCTTCAAAGTCAAAATCAATCAATCCTTGAAAGTATAAAACCTTTGCGCCTTCACTCACTGGTTTAGAGTATTGTTCTGCAATCAAGTCTATCAAATCGCAAAAGTCTTTAAAGTCTGCTTGCGTCATCGGTTATATCCTTTTCTTGCTTTCCAAATAATCTTTCATATGCGCGTTCAGTGTTTATCTTGTTTTGGTCTACCGTGTTTTTTCCTTGTACAGGTTTAGCATACCAATCCGCTTTAAATCCTACCCAATTACGTTCAATGCATACAGTCAATGCTTGCGTTAATGTAATGCCAGCTAAGTTAGCTTCTCTTACCAGTCCATCGTAAACAGTCTTTGAAACCTTTGGAGCGCGTTTAGATTTTCTTACTGCTAAATAATCATCAACGATTTGTTTATCAATATCAGCAAAAAACTCGTTTTTTTGCGTATGTTTTTTAATATGGTTCTTGGTTATTGGTTCTTGGTTATTGGTTAGCATACCGTTCGCATTGCGTTCGTTATGCGTTCGCATTGCGTTCGCATGATTCCACCTTGCGTTTGCACTATTTTTAGCTTTTTCTGACTTGTTTTTATACTCATTTAATACTGAATCTATGCGTTTATGATGCCAACGCAATGCGTTCGCATTAAAGTAGCATTGCAATAGCATTGCAACCGTATCTTCATCACTACCTATTTTGAATGCCAGGATTCCAATATTATCTTCTAATGGCGATTCATTCTCGTAGTACATCCACATCAAGCGCAAGTAAGCCATGCATTGAGCATCATTAAGACGTGATGTGTCGCGGATAAAGTCCCCTATATGATGAGGGTAGTAATGCATATTACTGATTCAAGTTTTTAAAGTAAGAATCAAGCGCAACAAGTATAGGTTTTGGAGCCTTTGTGTCTTGCCCATTGTCCCTAATGTCTGTTAGCCAGTATCTGCTAATCTCTGTGTCTTTATTAATCTTGCTAAAGTTATACAGGCCACTAGCTAGCTTGCAGCTTAAATCTAATTTCATCTCTAGTTCGTTCATATAAACCTCTAAATTCAATGTGACTACATCTTAATTTATTAATATTGCAAATGTCAATAGGTTAATTATAATAAATTCGCGTTTATTTATTTTTCAATACATTTAAATTATTTTGCAAAAATGTGTTGACACAAGCAAAAATATCATTAAGATAGACATATCAACAACGAAAACGAGGTGAATAAAATGTACAAATTAATGACAAAAGATGATGTTTTAATTGGGCACATAAAAACTGTTAATAATGGTTTTGTTTGGTTTGGTCTTGGTAGAACAGGGAAAGTTACATCAAGTTTAGAAAAAGCAGTTAATGGTGCTAAAGCTGCTTTTGGTAAAAATATAAAAGTAGTTTAATTAAAATAAATTTTAAAAAGGATTAAAAATGAAAATTAAACATACTGTTCCATATCCAAATGGGCTTGGCAATCAAGGTGCTTTAAACACTTATCCAGTTCTTAACGACCTTGGGAAACTTCACAATAAAGGGTTGGCTTTAATAGAAAAACTGGGAGAACTTAAATATTCACAAAAAGATGTTTGCCTTAAAGAGTGGCTTGAGTTTATAGAAGCATTTGAAGAATTTTTTAAACCTGCGCCATGACAATGTTCAAACAAATAACAATACTAGGCATTCAGTTAGACGTTACCTACTCTACATCTCGTGATGCTAACGATAATGGTGTAGGTGGAGCTAGCACTGAAATAACTATTGAAAGCGTAACACTTAAAGACGATGGATTAGATATTCAAGACTTACTAAGTGATTATGTGATTAGTAAGATTAACGATGCAATTATGGAGGCGCAATAATGTTTGTTGGAGCAGTTTATTTTAAATATACGCCTAAAGGCTACATAGTAGATGACTTTATTGAATTAAATACGTCAATAAAATTTGAAAAGGTTATATTCTGGAAAATAGATAAGGTTGTTAGACTTTTTGGCACATTTAACTTTACACCTATTAAAGGACAGTTCTGCAAACGACCACATCGTCTATTGGTATGGAGTAAATAATGGCAAAGTGTGATTTATGCAATAAACCATGTCCACCACATGAAATGAAGCAGTTATTAGATATTTATAGATTAAATAACATTACTGATGTTTGCACAGCATGTGCAGATTGGGCAGATAATAAAAAGTCTGAAATGCAAAAGGAAATAGCACCAAAGATGCGTGAAGCAATAGAATTAAGAGCATCAGTTTACAATCAATGGAAGCCAAAAACTTTTATTCAGAAATTTAAATATTTGTTTGATTGGGGTAAGTAATGAACTGGAAAAGTATCGCACTAGGCATTGTTATAACGATTGTATTAATTGCTTACTACGGGGGTAGTTTATGAAAGAGCATAAACATGCAGAAGTATTAAGAGCTATTGCAGATGGTAAAGAGGTGCAATTCCGTAACGGTAATACAGGCTGGAAAGATGCTGAATTTAGACCATATACACCACTTCATCATGAAGGTAGAGATTTTGAATGGCGCGTAAAGCCAGAGCCTAAGCCTGATTACTGCCTTTATGCTGGATATAACGACAGCAATGATTTTGGTGAGTTATTTAATTATGAGTCTGGGCCAATGTTTGGATGGAAATTCAAAATGAAAATAACTATTGACGGTGAAACTAACGAACCAAAGTTTGTGGAGCAAGTGAAATGACCGACCACACTAAACGCCAGTATGACCTAGCCATAAAAGATGAGATGGGTTATGGCAATGCTTATGCAGTAGCACTCGTGATGATTGCGCTAGTAGTACCGAATTTAATTACTTTAATGATTGGATAGATGATGGCAAAGAAATATCCATACATATCCGCGCAAAAAGATATGAGGAAGAAATGGAATCACACAGTTTTATGTGAGGTTTGTGCAAAGCAAGCGAGTAGCAAAGTTGAGATACAAACAAGCTGGTTTCGTGGTGAAGATGTGTATGTAAAGGCTTGCGAAGAACACAAAAATGATGCTGTTGAATTAGCAAAAATTGGCATAGCAAAGGAACAATCATGAGCGAAACAGGAATTGAAGGCGACCAAGACAACGATGATTTTACTAAGCTAGATATATTCTTTATTGCTTGTGGTGTTGTGGTTTTTCTACTAATTATTTGGAGTGTTTGAGATGAGGAATTCTATTAAAAAATACTGGGCAGCACACAAAACAAATCAAAGATGTTTTTGCAAAAACTGTTTGGATAATTGGTTAAAAATTGCAATGAACGCAAAGAATCAATAGGACTAACCATGATTAACTTTATTAAGAGACTGTTTAAACCCTATAGCCCACCAAGTAAAGCAAAGTTAATGAGTAATATGTTTTGGCAAGCAGAGCATGGGCATGATGCGAGGTATTTTTGATAATTACATTGTGGGTCTATTGACACACTGATACGGATTAAGAGGTTTATATGGATGGCCAAGATATAGCTGAATCTAGATTAATACTTGAAAAAAAATGGGATGCCGAGGGGGATTGTGCAAGCTGTGGTTGGCACGCATGTTTGTATGAGCATGAAGTTACTGATGATGATATTAAAGATGCGTTAATTGGAGATGGTTTCATAAGGCTTGGATGCTTAAATAAGGATGATGATGGAAGCTTGCATAGAGGCATAAAAATATATATTTCTAAAGATACCAAGATGCAAAATCAAGACGTGAACCAGAATGAACAATTATGACAGATGACGGCTATTACTGGACTGTAGAGCTAGAAGAATTATTTATTAAGGAGTTTGGCAATGAGCAACTATCTAGAGCTGAAAAAGATAAATGTAAACGACAAGATAGAGAAGAAGAACAACCTATCTTACCTGTCGTGGGCGTGGGCAGTAGACCAGCTTCTGACTCATGATGCTACTGCTACATGGGAATATAAAGAGCCTCAACGATTTGGTGAAACACTTATGGTGTTCTGCACAGTGACAGCGTTTGGTAAGTCTATGACAGCACAGCTTCCAGTAATGGATTATCGCAATAAAGCAATACCAAACCCTGATGCGTTTGCCGTTAATACAGCGATGCAAAGGTGTCTAGCAAAGGCTATCTCATTGCATGGCATAGGTTTGTATATCTACGCTGGCGAAGACTTGCCAGATGACGATAAAACAGGCTCACAAAAGGTATTAGATAAGCCTGCAAATGAACCACCCACACCAGAACGCATGGAAGAGTTAAAAGAGTCTGCTGCTGAAATTGTGGACTTTCATGTAAAAGGTTTACACGAAGATATGTTTATTGTGTACGACAACATATCAGATATGGGTGAGCGTGAAGCGTTATGGACACTATTAAAACCTAATGCAGACGTAAGAGCAAAATTAAAAGAAATCGGACAACAAAAAAGAAAGGCAGCATAAATGGCAAGCGTAAACAAAGTGATTCTAGTGGGCAACTTAGGCAAAGACCCAGAGGTGCGTTATATGCCGAATGGTGAAGCTGTAGCTAATTTTAGCATTGCGACTACTGACACATGGAAAGACAAAGCAGGCGTTAAGCAAGAGAAAACAGAATGGCACAATATTGTGACGTATAGAAAACTAGCTGAAATTGTTGGCGAGTATTTAAAAGCTGGTCGCCCAGTATATTTAGAAGGTCGCTTACAAACACGCAAATGGGAAAAAGATGGTGTGACCCGTTACACCACTGAAATTGTGGCTGACCAAATGCAAATGTTAGGTCAAGGCTCTGCAAGTAATCGTGACGGTTCAACAGGTAGCGCGCAACGTCAAGACACGCCATCTAATGACCAAGATAATACGCCTTCTGCACCTAGCAACTTTGACGACTTTGACGATGATATTCCTTTCTAGGTATTAATTAACAAGGAATGAATATGAGCATATGCCCAAAAGATGGAACTAACTGCTGTGATGATTTATGTCACGGTGCAGGATGTTTGCAAATGGATGGTTATCAAATGCTTGAAAGGTGCGATAGGTGTGGTGGGATTATTGACGAAGAGATACCAGAATGCAGCACCTGCCATTGTGATGAAGAGTATCCAGATGACTACGATGACAATGAAGATTTGAATTAGAAGCCACCCTATACGCTATAGGCTTGGCACTTGTTAAAAAGAAGGAAATGTCATGAGCATGTACGATGATGATGATTATGAAGCCATTCAACACGCTTACAACCAAGGGCTTAAGCAAGCATCCCCACCCACTGACACAGTCACCATAACTAAGGCTGAGTATGATGCGCTGGTTGCTAAACTAGCACAATCACAGAAAGCGTGGGCATATTGGTTTGATAAATATAACGAACTTAAAGGCAATCCGTTATGAATTACTTAGATTCAGCGAAAGGGAAATGATGAAATTTAGAAAATTGCCTGTAATTATTGACGCCACACAATGGTTTAAAAATGGTGACCATCCATATGATGATTCATTTGATGAACAAAATATTGAATGGGAAGGAAAAGTCGTTAGATATTTTAGACGCCCTGATATTAAAGGTGAAGAAATATGCCGACAATGCAATCATAAAATGCACGAACATGGCTGGATTGATACTCTTGAAGGTGGGCATATTGTTTGCATCGGTGATTGGATTATCACAGGTGTAAAAGGAGAGAATTATCCATGTAAACCAGATATTTTTGCTTCAACCTATGAGAAATGCTAACCATGACTGACACACAAAGAGAGTTTGAGAAGTGGCTAACAGAAAATTGCTTTGTTCATGAACATGCAAATGGTGACTCCGAAGCCGTTATATCAACTGATGACATTCGCGCTTATTGGCAAGCCGCACTAGCACATAGCCAAAAAGTTGCCGTTAAAGTAAATAAAATTCCAGAGCATGAGTGGAATGAAGGTTCCGACTACCCATCAAGAGATAGTTATGCAGATGGATATGCAAACGGATGGAATGACTGCGTAGATGCCATCACCAATAGAAAGGATGAATGATGGATATTGAAGATGAAATCAAAATTTTAGTTGAACCCGATATTTGGGAATCTAAAACTCAATTTTCAAACTTAGAAAAACAAAGGACAGAATATGGAAAACTCCCTATTCAAAGCCTTAACCCTTTAATGTATAAGCACAGCAAACTTTACTATGAAAATACAGTAATTGGGCTAATGAAAGCATCAAATTATGATGGGTATGTAGAAGGTAGAAATAGCTTAGAGGCAGAGCTACAACAAGCCCAAGCCGAAAAAGCGGAGTTAGTGAGACAGTGTGAGGAGATAGCCGTGCTTCACGCATACCCTCCTTATAAAAAAAGCTGTAGTGATGCAATCCTTTCCCTACTACCAAAGGGGGAGTGATGTATACCGCTAACGGCTATTTAGTAAACGTTGAGCCTCATGAATATCATGGTCGCGTTAAAGCCGCATTAATTAAAGCTAATGTGAATGTAGGAGATGTAATTAAATATAACGATTTTGTTATTTGCGTTACTGAAATAAGAACGCCATTTTATGTTTACGATAAATTCCCTACTTTAGAAATTGTCGGCAGATATTGGAATGAAAGAAAACAAGAGTTTGATATTTATCTACTTCGATATGAAGTTAATGACGATATTTACTACCGCGTTTTGTGGAAGGACACACCAAAATGAATAACATAGAGAAGATGGCAATAGAGCATGGCATTGAACCTGCTGGATTTGGTGATAGGGTTGGAACTGCTGGGAAATATGTTTGCACACTAGAGCAACTAGAAGCCTTTGCCCAAGCATTGCAGTCAAGTGAGCCAGTGGGAAAAGTTATGCCAATTTGTAATTTATGGGTAAATCCTAAAACACTTGATTATGAAGTTGATAGGTGTACACATCCATTGAATGAGCTTATTCCTGTTTACACCCTCCCACCATCCACAGTAACCCTAGAGGAACACAACAAGCGTATAGCAGAGTTGGAAGCAGCATTCAAGGCTTTATTTGTAGATAGAGAGAAGGTGATTAAGTCATACACCTTACAAGTTGAAACCCTGAAAGCAACTAATAAGACGCTATCGGTGCACTGTAAATCAGATTATGAGTATTTAGCTGGTTTGGATATAGGGCACATTGTCGGATTAAAAGAGTGGCTAAATTCTCGAATAAAAGCATTAAATGCTACTGATTTAATTGTAGACACAGAATATAAAAACATGGGTGGTTCAGACATTAAAGCTGATTATCCACCAACATTAATCACAGAACCGAGCGGGGAAGCTATTAAATCCCTGCAAGCAACCAATAAGACGCTATTAGATGCGTTGGATATTGCTAAAGATGTACTTGAAGCACACACGCTGATGCACGTCTATGAAAAGCTAATCGCAGACGCAGAAGGAGTGGATGGATGAAATCGGCTCCTAGAATTGTATGTGCTGCAATTAGAGCGCAAGACGGAACTGTATTGGTCGGTATCAGGCATTATTCAGGAGACATGCACTCTCAAATGATGGCTAGAAACGATGGAGATAAGTTTGCGCATCGACAAGGGGATGACCAAGGATTTGTAGACCAGCATGGTAATTACTACACAAGATGCGAAGCTATGAAAGTTGCCATTGAACAAGGACAGTTAAACGATAGAAAGCGTGATTCTTTTGGCAGACTATTCAGCGAAGATTTATATTAAGGACTAGCCATGACAAACATAAAAGCAGTAGATGTGCTATCCGCTAACCAAGGGAGTGATAAAGATGAGTAATGAGCGTGAGTTGTTTGAACAGTGGGCAATACAAAAGCATTTTTGCATTGATGAAATTGCTCTTGAAGAAAGTCTTTACAGAGAATATTCAGAGAGAATCACACAAACCGCATGGGAGGCTTGGCAAGCAGCCGGAGCATCAACCACCATGCAAGATGATGTGCGGAAAGATGCTTGGATTAGTGTGCTAGATAAAGATGGGAATTATAACATTCCACTTAAACCGTGTTTTATAGGATACAAGCTAGGTATTTGTGATGATGAGGAAATCGTAGTTAAGTTTTGGGATGCTCGCTCGGCAATGTTTAATAGTACAAAAACTAGGCTCATATGCTACTGCCCAATGGCATTGCCACCGCCACCCCCATCCATAGATAAAGCAAGGGAGTAGATGATGGATGAAATAACAAAAGGATGGCTGCAAGTATTAGCGGAGCGTCATCCACAATATGCGGTAGTCGTATCGCATCAGTTTCTATCTGGCACGAATAGAAACGAAGCTGGATTTGTGCCTAATGATTGGAATGGATTAAAAATTGAATACAACACAAAAGGAGAAACAAATGAAACGTATTAAAACTAAACTAGTAGTAGGCTCGTTGTTAATGTTTGCTTTTAAAGTATTTGCTACAGATTATAATCAAGTGAATCTAGGGGCTAGTGCTCTAGCTGGAGCATCGGCTATCAGCAAAGGGGGAAATGCAACGGCTAACGGTAATGTAGAATTTAACGATAGGCTGCAAATACCTAACTCGCCTGGATTGTCTAGCGGGTCAAGCAATACCACAGCCCCACATCGTATTTATAAACAGCGACAAGTGAGTTCTTTTCTTGGTGGATATACAAATATTGACATGGTGCTAGACTTGCCTTCATTCATTGGAAGCAATCCTAGTGATGATGTTCAGTTAGGTGCTTGCATTCAAGATGAGGGGTTTAGAAAATGGCGTGAATTAAAAGGTAATCCATGCCCTAATTAACACCATGCGCCTATAATTTAATGGATAAAATAACCGAATTCTAGTCGGTGTGATGGGAGTTCGAATCTCTTTAGGCGTACCAAAGGATAATATGAAATACACTTACAACAAAAAACAATACAATGAATATGTCAGAAATTGTAAGAAGTGGCTAACGGTGTTTGGCATTACTGAATGGGAGATTGATTATAAACACCATAAGCTAGATACGGCAGCAACTACAACTTATAATAACGTTGCAAAAATTGCTTGCTTTCAACTAACGACAGAAGGCGATGGTGATTTTTGTCTGCAAACAGATTTAAATAGATTGGCTTGCCATGAAGTCATTCATTTACTTCTTGCTGATTTAGGTTTTGCAATACATGAAACAAAAGACTATTGTTCTGATTTGGCAATATCGCGTGAACATGAAGTTGTGATGAGATTGCTTAACGTATTGTGCAAATAGCCTTATAAGCCTCGTTATGCTCCCTAATTTCAATTTGGGTCTGTAACGAGTCTTCATTTGAGTCATAACTAATCACTTTAAACGATTCACAAGCCACTTTTGACGCGCTAGGATGCGTTATTTTAGTGTCAGTGGTATGACAGCCTACAAGAGACAATAAAAACGCGCCATAGAGTAGATATTTCATTTATTAGCCCGATTATTTGGGTCTTTAGAGGTATCTACTTTATGCGCGTTTTCTCTTGCTAGTTTAGCTTTGGCAATAATCGCTTCTGCTTGCTTTAAACTGTTTAAAATAGCAACAGATTCTCCTGCATCCATTAGCTTCTTATTGTTTACATAAGTGGCTAACTGAGATGCGATAGATAAAAACAGTTTTAATATAGCGACTGCGTTCATACTGGTGGTTGTGTTTCAATGGCTTTCTTTTTAAATAAATAAGAAGCGATTGCAGCAACTACAATTAAACCACCACCAACAATAAAATCGGTTAACTGTGCTGCTTCATCTGCTGTTACATAACCTTTAGACACAAGCAATACACCCACTGCTGATGCGCCGTGGCGTAAAACAGTGCCAAAAATAGTTTTAATTACGTCTTGTAATTCCATGTTAATTCTCCTTTAAAAATAATTCTTTCTCTGCACCACGTCTTGTTACTAGTCCGTTTAACTTAACACCATTACCATATACCCACTTCTTAAACTCGTTACTGGCTCCCACATAATCACCAGCATTTAGCTTTTTAAGCAATGTGCTGTTTAATAAATTCTTACTTCCACAATTGTATGCAAAGTCTACTAGCGCATCAAACTGATTCTGATTTAATTCTACCTTAACATATCTATTAACGTCATTTTCATATGTGCCTAATGTGGCTTTCATGATGTCGATGGCTTGCTGTTCAGTAATAGGATGGTCTTTAGACGTAACTTTTTTACCATTAGCATACCGTGTAGACCCATAACCAATAGTCCAAACGCCAGCAGGGCATAAATACGGCTTAGAATAAAAGCCTTCAAACTTCTTAATTAAATTAATGCAGTTATCTGATGCTTTCATGTAATAATTTTCTCAATTACTTTAACGGCTCCTGCACCAATCCCACCAGCTGCTAACATTAATCCAGCTATCACACCTCGGCCATTGGCTATCGCTTCATTTTGCTTAGAAATCATTCCCTTTAACTCTTTAAGCTCATTAAAAATTACATTATCGTTTTTAATTGAAACTTCAACAAGACTTACTATCTTGCCAAATTCATAGTCATTAAGTTGATTAGCCATAGAGAAATCCATTGTTGTTATTGATGGGGGCAGGTGCGAACACCGTTAATTAATTGAGATGCGTCATGCACACTAGTCTTGATAATATAGCTTCCATCCTCTAGCTTCTGCAAGAAGTTAACCTTCATGTAAGTGCAGTCGTTAGGGCTAGTGTAAGTTGGATTGATAAATATCTTTTCCATGCCTGTAAAGTCTTGAACGGGCAGAGGTGGAATTACAACTTCTTCTTGTTTTATGTAAATACCGTTTGATGCAGAACATGCTTTTGATGCAGTCACGGTGTAAAGGCTATTAGGATACACACCCTTCGTATTAGGCAGGTTTTTATGCCACTTTGTACCATTATCATCAACATCGTAACAAGTCGCTGCTAACGCCTTTGCAGGAGATAATAGCTTCATTAAAATAACAGTACATACTACTAGTCTAGGTATCATACGGATATTTCCTCAACACAAATTGTGCTTGCTGTACGCATGAACGATGTAGAGTCAGTGTCGGTAGGCGTTCTATTAATATACACCGTATTCCCTCCGATGCCTTGCCATGCTACTTTGTACGTTAATGCACTAGTAGAAGCTGGTGAATCAATTCCGTAAATATTGCCTGCTTGTATAGCAACACTGCTAATGGTGTTGACCGTGATGCTAGCTCTTAATCTAGAACTGGCAGCATCGCCAATAAATAAATCTGTGGAATCTCGAATTGCTTTAGCAATAGCGACACCACCACCAGTAATGCCGATATTCAAATTGCAATTATAAGCTACTTTATTGCAAGCAGAACTAGGCGTTAATGATAGAGATAATCCTGTAACATCAGTGTAAGTCGTGGCGTGTGTTTGTGTATCTGTTTTAATGGCAAATAGTTTTTGTAATACAGTGCCTGGCCTATTAGATGGATTCACATTAATAGAAGTTACGGATGTTGCCCATGTGCCTGCTGTGGCCTGTGTAGAGTCAAAATAACCCAACACTACCAAAGGAACATTAGACCTTGCTGTAGTAGAGTACCAGACTTGTGCAGAATCAGCACCACCAGCACCACCTTCGGCAGTGGTTGAAATTAATCCATTCTCGTTAATAGGCGCTATCAATGAACCTGAAACAGAGTTAAACCATGCTAATTCTGTTGCACCTGATACCAAGATAGCAGCTACCCAAATACGTGATGGAACTCCTGAGACTGTGCCACCTGTAGAGCCTGAACTAATCACGGTAGATAGTGCTGATGTAGTGGCAACAGTGGATGATTGACCGTTCGTAATAGTAGCGTTACGGTAACTAATATTTACTCTATTACTAGATGATGGGTCATTACCATCTGCACCTTTTAAAGCAATGGTGGCTGCATTAGCGGACATAGTTACTGCCAGCCCTAAATTGCTAAAGTTTCTTGGTCTAGTACCTGTAGCTAAAGCGGTAATATCACTAATCAATGCCTTTTTAACTTTATTTGAATCAGAAACATCTGCAATAGCTACATAATCACCACTTACAGCCGTGACTGTGGTTAGATTGTTAAGGCTTTGGTCGAAGAACCTTCCATCTGCTGTTTTGTAAGCTTCACAAATCCAATTGCCTACGCCTAATGAACGGAATAAAGCAGTATCGTTAGCCACTGTGGTAATATTAGCAGCGCCAGGCAAAATCAAACTTGTGCCATTGTGCGTAAGAGTTAATGCACCAGTAAATCTAACTAAGCGCCTAATTCCTGCATCAATAGTACCTAATCCAGTGATTGTAGTTGTTCCTGTTACGTCTATAAACTCAGCAGTAGCAGCGCCAATGTCTGTAGTAGTAGCCGATGCAATATCAGACCCTTTAGCATTTGTTCTACGCACAATCGCTTGAATAGCGCGCAAGAAGTCATCACCGTTTGTAGGGGATTCTGAACCAGCAGGGCTGTTAGATGCTGCTGTTACGCTTAAATCTGTCATTGTTGTAGGGGTTGCGATGATATTCTCCTTCGTGTTACGCTATCACAGCGTTTAAATTAAATAGGTGTCCTATGACAGACGACCAAATTATCAGAACTATTGTAACTGGTGTATCAATTCCATTACTTGCTTTACTGATTCAAAAGACCAGTACCCATCGCGCCAAATGCAGGGAGCAAATATTTAGAGTTATTCCCTATAAAATTGGCTACTGGTTGGGCAAGTTGCGGTCTAGAGCTAACCGCGCTAGTTAACGCACGTTGCGCCCAAGGTGTGTAAGCTAAAGAACCGCCCAATACACCGCCAGCAACTAAAGGACTGATAGCGCCAGCGCCTAACCCTGCACCAGTTAATAATAGACGTTCAGGCGTTCCACTATCTCTAACCTTGTTCCCAAGTACGGTTTTTCCTGCTTCTGCATATTTTTGGTTTAGTGCTGAACCTCTGGCAAATGCACCTTTATCTTTTGACCTATCACCAGCTTTAATCGCATTCAATAATTGATTAGGCGTGAAATTACCTTCTTCTGCCCCTAATGCTGCCATTGCTCGTTGAGGTTGCTTAAAGTTAGCCCACGCTTTGTTTGTCGCTTGCAACTCTTTAGCATTATCGCCTGCTTGACGTTGCAACATATCTCTTAATTCTTGTTGTGTTTGTTTAACGGCAGGCGCTATTTTTCTATCAAATACATTGGTTGATCTATTTAAATCACTAGCAACACGACCTAATTCACTTTCCAAATCTTTATAGGCTTGTGAGGTCATTACACCGTTTTCATCTCGTGATTGTTTAATAGTGTCTAATACGCTAAAGAATTCTAATTTTTTATCATTAGGCATCTTTACTTTATTGACCATATCCTCAAGATTAGCAATCTTGGCTGTGTATTGTTCATCGGGAATAACCGCACCTATTTTATTTAATACATCGTCGTATTTAGTTTTTAATGCGTTCTCAGTAAACACTAAAGCATCACGCCCTTGTATGCCTTTAGGAAGCTGTGCGCCAATAGGTTTTAATGCTTTATTTAATGCGCCTTTTTGAAACTGCTCGTTAGCGCGTGTTCTAGCGCCACTAACGAAACTACCTAATACAGGAACAGAGCTTAATGCTTCTTCTGCGCGATTAAATCCACCGCCTAACGTTTGACCGATAGTTGGCTGAACACCTTCTGTGCGTAGCATTTGAATTTGTGGATTAGTTGAAGCTCTTGGGCTAATCACACGACCTACAGCACTGGACACGCCTTGACCTAACAAACTAGCACCAGCGCCTATTACGCCTTGTTTAGCTTTCTCTGTGCCAAAGTCTGCATTAGGGTCTGTCACAGGTTGTGATGCCACATTAATCGCAGCACCACCACCAATCGCAGATAATGCTTTTTGTGCAGCCGTAGCGCCTACAGGAATTTTAGCTGCAATGGCTAAGTTAGTTGGACTTAATACATTTCCACCTAAACGATACGCATCAAAACTGTTAGCTTCTGAACCTCTTCCTGCCTGATATTGTGATTCTTGCTCACTTAATTGTTGATTTAGTCCACCTTGAGGCAAACGAGAAACTAGTCCTGTTTTATCCGATAAATAATTATTAGCGAGATTAATTGCATTTTCTACGCCTTTAGGCGCGATATTGGCTAATAGTTGAGCACTTGCATCAATTGGGTCACGAACGCCCTTTAGGAAGCGGTCTGTACGCGATAGAGAAGGTTTAGACGTGCCCATCACTTCATCAAGTGAATACGTTTTTTTGCTTGGTTCAGCACTCGCTAAAACTTCATCTAATTCGTAAGTAGCCATTAATCTTCAAATGCCTTTCCGTTCCAACGTAGTGGCCCTTTAGGAGTTTGATACACTGTACCTTTTTTAAGCGTTAATGTGCTAGGTTTAGCAGGTAAAGGCATAGCCTCTACTTTAGGCATTGGTTCGCCTGTAGGCATAATCTGACCACCAGCTTTAGCTTTGGCACGCTCTACACCTGCTTTCATAATTCCTTGAAATTCTCTTGCAGCTTTTTGAAATTCTTCCTCACTTTGTGATGCGTCCATTCTAGCAATCGCATTTCCTGCTTTTGTGCCTTCAATATCCGTGATAGCGCCAGCACCTTTTAACGTTTCATAGGCTTGTAAGAATTGTTTGCCTTTTAACTGCTCTAAACGCACATCAAAGTCTTTAGCGGAGGTGCCAGGAATATTTTGCACTCCAAACAAACGTGAACCGCCAACAGCCTGTTTAAAGCCTGGAGCTTTCAATAAATCATCTACTAATTTAATTGAGTTGTTAGCCTCTGAAATAACATTAGGCAAGTTAATTTGTGATTTAGCTTGCGCCTCTGCGGTTAGTTTAGCAGTTTCCACTTGTCCAGCTTCTTGCGCTTTTGTTGGAATAGCAATACCTAATTGACGGCTAACATTTGCAATTTCTTTATCCAATTCAGGATTAGCGCCAGCACCGCCAGAACGTTGTTGTTCTTGCATCAATATTTGCATACGCTTATCATCACGACCGCGTTGCACTTGTGGTGTGATTTGTGGCAAGCCTAATGCAGGGTTAGCTTGTTCTGCTACTTGTCTAGCCGTAGTAACAACACCAGGAATGTCTGTATTGATATTATAGCCAGCCGTTGCTCTAGCTTCCGCCTCTTTCACTCCTCCACGAACAATAGGGCTATCAGTAGATTTAATTATCGGTCTACCTTGAATATCTAAAGGTGTAAATTTACCTGTTCTATTGTCGTAACTTCCTAGCCCTTGCTCGGTAGCAATAGGCGTGAAATATGGGTCTGCACTATTTGCTTGAGGATATAGAGCTTTAATTGCTGCTTTGGGGTCTATTTTAAATAGTTGTGCTAATTCAGGATTGGAGGCAGTAGCTTCTTCAATCGCCTTAGCTTGCGCCCTTTGCTGTTCAATCTCTTGCTCCATCCGCTGTTGTCTTAACTTGTTTAATTGAGCATTTTGCGCTTGTTGCCCCATTTGCGCTTGCAGTGCTTGTTGTTGCTGTACGCCTTGCAACCCTTGTATAGCGCCACGCCCAACGACTTGACCAAAGTTTTTGCTATTATTGTTTGCAAGAATACCTAGCCCAATATTGAATAATGGGTCTGATAACAGTCCTTGCATTTTAGTATTCCAAGGACTAGATTGTTGTGGGGTGTATTGAGGGATTCCATATTGTTCCCCTGGCATAAAGCTATCCATTATTGCCTCCCATCCATGAACGATTACCAAAGTTTAAGCCTTGACCGCCCATGTAATTTTGTAGCGCACTTTGAATGTTAAAGCCTTGTGGCACTTGCGTAGCGATATTATCCCCACCAGCACTCCCAGAAATCATGCTTTGAGGGCTATAGCCTAATAATCCACCATAAAGCGCATTAGACCCCATCTGAGTCATGCGGTTAATGTAAGGCTGTAGTGTGCCTGTTTGGTTTCCACTCATTGCAGTTCCGAATGGGTCTGAATACATCCCCATGTTAGGTGTTGCAGTAGGCTGACCTGTACCAGAGCTTAATCCTAAGTTCTGCACACCCCCTCTTGATTGAGGTAGAAACATTCCTGCTAAACCTAAGTGATTTGGAATATAGTTAGTAATCATATCTACCTCAATTCAATAAACCGTATTTAACCATTTTGTAACCAGAAGGATGCGTACTCACTGCCTCTGGAATTACTTTTTCTACCTCTTGCGCTAATACACCGCGTTCAGGCTTGCCAAATTTCTTATAGTCATAAACACCCAAGCCGCTTGCCAATTCACCTACTTTTTTAATGTCTGTTTTTAATCTTTCATCAGAAAGAACCCCAAGCACCCCCCCTGCTACAGCGCCCCAAGGGCCAAATGATGACCCTGCTGCTGCCCCACCTAAAGCGCCCGCTAAAGGATTGCTACCACCGCCACCGCTTTGAGTTGTAGTGCCGCCTTGTCCAGTGCCCCCGCTAACAACTTGCCCATAACGTTGCAATTGCTCGTAAGGGAAGTTAGCAGCACCTTGAAATTGATTAGCAGCATTAGTTAAGTATTGTTGTGATAATCCTTGACGTTGCGCGCCAATGCCTTGTAGTTGCTGTGCATCAAGATAATCAGCCCCTGCCAATGGGATAGCTTGTCCTGCTGCATTTAATTGATTGCTACGCTCTTGCTGATAGTTTTGACCGTACATCTGTGAAGCTGTATCGCCTAAGTTTCTGGTTAATAGCTCTTGATGCGCCGTACCACCAAAGTTCGGATTATTAAACTGAGAGTTAACGCGAGTCTGTACATCGCCTAACGCTTGATTTACATTCGCTTGTAGGTAAGGATTTGAGTTAGGATTTAGATAATCGCCATTAAGAGTATTGGTAATGTTTTGATTGGCAGCGTTAAGCGTTGGACTTCCTGCTAATGCTCGTTGTGTGCCTAGATTAAATCCAGCCTCTTGCTCAGGCGAAAATCCTGCAACCGTATCACCGTTATAGAATTGATAAGGATTCTGAGTGACTTTTTGACCTAATTGAAGGTAATCTTTCAGATATGGCTGAACGCCACTCCAAGGCTCTGATTTTTGCGTTTGAGTATCACCGCCACCTTTACCACCACCATAAAAGGTGAAGTAATCTATTAAGTCATCTAACCAATTAAATAAGGTTATCATTTGTTGCCTTTCAGCGTCATCTCGACGTTAGAGAGGTTTAGTCATTGATATTTTACTATCATTAAACCCTTTTTTGTTTAAAACTTTTTCCCAACCTTTGCGCCCTGTAAATTCCATCACAGAGCAGCCGTTTTCTTTACCCCATGCGCTTACTGTTTCGATTAGAGTGTCTAACCATGTATCTAATTCGGTGCCAGTGACAAGCCATATTTTAACTGCTTTTAATCGTTTGTACTCTACAATCTGAGTCACCATCACAGCCTTTGTTATCCCGTTATGCAATGCCCATAATTGAGCATCTTTGTTCTGTATCATAACATAAACATCGTCTATGGTTATTCTATTGTATTCGCTTGTTAAAGCGCGGTCTAGTTCGTGTTTAACAAACTCCCAATACTTTAAATCTAGTCCTGTGCATATCATACTACTCAAAGTATAAATAACCGCCAAATATACAGGTTAACGGGTTAGTCGCCCATGTGGGATTAATAGATTTAATTTCTAAATAATCACCAGCCACTAGAGAAACACTTAACGCGTCATTATTAAATACACGCTCATTAGTGCTTACAGTTAACGTCTTAATCAAAGTGTCTGTAGTGTTATTTTTCCTAACATACAAACTCCACGATTCTGCTGTACCTGCTGTGCCTGAATAACAGTAAATCTCGGCAGATTTTAAAGTGCATGTTTTGCGTACATATATTTTGCTAATATTAGCCGTAGTCGTTGGCGCTTTAGGAAGCATGCCAAAATATATAGTTTGGGCATCTACAGGGCTAGAAGTTAAGGCTTGTACATTAATGCAGTAGCTTGATACGCCATTCGTACCGTTTGTGCCGTTTGTTCCATTGGAACCTGCTTCGCCTTGAATCCCTTGCGCCCCTGTAGCCCCTGTAGAACCAGTTGCACCTGTAGAACCAGTTGCACCTGTAGAACCAGTTGCACCTGTAGAACCAGTTGCACCTGTTTCTCCTTTTAAGGATAACAGCCACTCAGCTTCTGTACCACTAAAACCGTTATTTACTGCGACTTCATAAGCACTTAAACCACTGCCACCACCTTCACCTGAATTTTCGGTAATAAGTGCAATAATTCTTTGTTCTGGAATGTGACTCATATTAAATGCACACTCCCACCTTCTGACACTAAATCATAACTGGAATATTGTGTAGTCAATGCTTTAGTGGTTGTTCCGTCTATAGTTTCAGAACCGTCTGCGTCTATAGTTACAGTATTTCCTGCTACTATCTTTTTCACACTTAATCGCTTTTGTTCCCATTGTAATGCAGGTAATAAATTAATAGTGATTGAACCACTTGTGCTATCACAAATGATAATTGCATCATTAATATCTTGCGTGTAAGGGCTGTCTGCACTTGTTATCCGTTTTACAGGGAATAGATACCCATCAGCACCCCGATTGATTTGATTTTCAATGCGTAAATAAGCCTGATATGATTGCGCTTTCTGATATTCAGCAGTCGCTAGCTCTTTAATGCTTATTTTGTCCATTACTCTGAACCATCCTGCATATACATTGCATCGACTTTATTCAATACACAATCGCCCACCATATTAAATTGCAATCTGTGCCAGCGACTAGACATAAGTAAATCAAACCTAGATTGACTCATAGACACCGTTTGACCTGTGGTTAAGGCATCGCCCTCACTGGCTTTAAAATAATGCGTCATAGTGGCGCTAGATGGACTGGAAAGCCATGTAGGTTTAACTCGTTGCAATAAATAATAATTAGTATCATCGCCATAGTCACCAGTGGTGAAACTAGAATTGGTTGCAATCCCATCCAAGGTTAATAGTTCATGGCTAGTGTTAAATACAGCAGGAGCAATAGCACCACTAGTCCAGAATGGTGAATCCCAAGACAATGTTGATGGTATTGCGTCCCATGATGCAAAAGGGAATGTGTCCCAAGTAATGCCGCCAGCGATATACTCAAAGGCTGCCTCAATCATGCGGTCATCTCGACCCCATCTGTTTTCACGGTAATGATAGACTACACATTGAGTTAAAGCACCGCTATTCCCAGCGATAGGGTAAAAGAAGTAAACGCGTGAGTTTACTCTGTCATGCAATGTTTTTATTTTATTAGCATAATCAAAATCTAATTCAGCATAAACAGTTTTTCTTACTGGCCCACCGATAGGCAAAGGTCTTGCACCGTCAAAACGCCAGAAGTCATCTGCTCCCATGAATAAATGCACAGGGTTATCCGATGTACCTATGTTCACAATAGCTTCTTGAGAGTTGCACCCTGCATCACCTGGTATCTCTTGCACATCCCAAATAATAGGAGCACCCACATAAGTACCCAAGAACATGGAGCGTTCTTTGTAGAATACGATTTGTTCACCAAACCTTTTCATGCCATAGATACGACCAGGACTTGAGGTCAGATTATTAGTAGCGCACTGAGTCGCAATGGATGGTGTCCAATCCGTATAATCGTTGATAGCAGAACACCACCAGCGGTTTGGGCTATCGCCATAGGTAGTTTCATCGGTATCAGCTATAAATACGAACCTTCCGACTGTTTCAACTAAACTAGCTTTGGGAGCCCCTGTAACATTTGCAAATGTTGTGGTGGTAGATTCTTGAAGTGTGTCTGTTTTGGCGACTGCTAGAGTCACATCTCCATATTGAGCATAACGCCAGTAATTATCTACTCCTAGCGCATAGTCCCCACCTACAGACCTTGTTCTATCTGCCCATGATGAACCAGATAATTCATAAAGTTTAGTGGTGGTTCCTGCTAATACCCTAAAAGAACCATCTAGCTTTTTAAGCGTCACTGCGCCATAACAAGCAGAAGCAAGCGTGTCTACATTACCATCTTGTGCGCTTGGTGCAGCTTGCATGCCTTTCTCAGTTGGCACAAATGCGTCACAGTCAATTATCACACCCTGTGATGTTTGGTCTGTGTCTGGTGCGTAACCGATAACAGGTGAAATCATGCTGCAATTACCCTCATAGCCGAACCTGAGAATTTACCACGCAAATCAACACGTTCAATTTGTCTGATAATATCACCAGCAACTGCAAGCCACTTAGCTTCTTGTTCTGCGTTTTTAATCACGCCATACGCCACACCCAAAGCCCCTGCTAGGTATAAATCAGGATGTGCCGTTAATAACCAATTCGTAGTATTGGATACGGACAATGCAGGAATCTTTGCATAGTAAAGTATCTTAATATCATTGGTGGTCACTTCGTCAGACAAGCGAATCTGGTCTGCCTCAATAGTGTAATAACGTGATGGACTGATGCTTGAATTGGTGAGAATAGGAAACTTCACATAAAACTGCTCAGGCGGTAAGTATTCCAGCTCTATGGGAGTGTCGGTATCAATGTAGATGCGTCTAAGTTCTAAATAGTCTGTAGGAAGTGTTACAAGTCCGCTAGAAGGCGTTAAACTATCAGACGTTTCCATCTGTCTAGTTTTTAAGATGCGATTGAAACTTGCTTCTGCTAGGGTAATGAAGTCAGGAACAAGATTAGTTAAATTAGTGTCACCCGTGCGAGATAGCCAACTCATCACACTGGTTTGTAATTCGCTGTAATTAGTGATTGCCATGTATCATCCAATCTTTTCGCTTGCCCTTAAAGTGTAAGACAAACACATCTTTGTTGTCTTTTTCACTCTCTGGTGTGTAATTATACTCTGCACAATCAAGTTCTAATAGCTTAAATTTAGCACTTTCAGCACACATTCTAACGCTTAACTGGTCACCCCACCACTGATGGGCAGATACAGGCATGGTTAAAAGTAGTTTATAAGCGTTTTTCCAAAATATCTTGTTACGTGAAAACATAACGCCTGTATTATAAGGCATTATTTTAGCAACATCATTGCCATCACTATCAAAGATAGCACCATACCGCTTAGTAAGTGCCACATCAAAATCGTTATTAAATACACTGCGTAAATCTTTCTTCACTATTACATCGGTGTCTAGTGTTATCCACTCACCGTCTAAATCTGCTAAATGTTGCATTCTAAACGTCATTAAAAGACCGTTATAAGGCTTTCTAATTACGCTAGAAACGCCTTTTATCTGTGGCGTGACCATATCAGTCATCTGAATGATAATCGCGTCAGGCATTGCCTTTAACACGCTTTTAACCATCAATGTAGGTAATGTTAAATCCTCACCCACATGCAGAAAGGTTATTTTAACATTGGGTTGTTTAGGTACTTCGATTGTATCGGGTACTTTAACGGCTGTTTGTTCAGTCGTTTGGCTAATACCATTAGACTTGCTTCCTGTTGCACTCTTGCTCGGCCTACCGCGTCTATGTTGAACCATTTGTTGTTCACCTCACCAGATATAAATTGAATTTCCCACCCGTTTTGAGTGTAAAAATCATAAAACAATGTTGGATTTAAGTTATAAAACCCATGATTCATCATACTAACAGGCGGAGTATGAAATATATATCCACCTTCTTTTACCGCATTGGCAGCGTTGATTAATGCTTGACCAATATTAAAACAATGTTCAGTTGTGCCGCAATCTAGCACTAGTCCATATTCACCCAAGTCACAAGGCTGGTTTAAGTCTACTATTTCCTCAATGCCACGCGATGCGACTATATCAACACATTTTAAACTAAATCCCATCTTTGTAAATAAATCAACAGTCTCGGGTAGCGGATAGTCTTTTCTATGCCATCTATTATTTTCTGTAAACTTTTCTGGCTTATGCCCTGTAATAAACTGTGCCTCCTCTGGAGTACATACAATATCAGGATAAGATAGGCTTAATACATTAGTTGGCTCTATCTTAGAAATAATTGTCAGTCCACTGGCTTTAATGCCCAAAAATCACATCCCTTCCTATTTTAGCCAGTTCTTTGTATTTTAACCCATCTAGCAATTCTCTCGCTTTGTAATCTTGCTTATGATGAGGCAAGTCTTTTTCTTCAATAATCACAATAGGACTATATTTTTTCAATTGCTCAACCATTCCGTATAGCGCATTAAACTCATAGCCTTCAATGTCTAGTTTAATGAAGTCTAACGCGCCAAAATCAGGCATAGGACGCAATTTAATGTCATCGCCTTGTGTCACATGCCAACATCCTGAATTGTTGCCTTGTGATAGGCTTCCTGTGTGTTCTGTAGCGCTTAAACCGAATTTAGACAGAATAACATTATTGCAATCGGCTGTATTTAAGACTAAACATTCAAAATTATCAGGATTAGGTTCAAATGCACAAACGCAATCAAACCTAGTTGATAAATATCGAGTCCAACTACCAACATGCGCACCACCATCCACAGCCACATCAAACTTTTTAACGAAACTTAACGCCAAGTCTAAATTATCTTGTTCAAATACATCAGCACCTTTAAAGTAGTTGCTGAAATAAGCGTCACCATCAGGAACATAAGTATTTCTAACGAGTTGCATGCCTATCTCTCACTCTTGCCAAAAACTCAGCAGCGCCTTGTTTGGTGTAATCATCAAATAGAAATCTGCCATTACTTTCTTCAATTACTTTTTTTGCTACTTCCAAATAAGGCGTATCTATTCCAAGATTAAACTTTTCTATAAAGTGTTTTCTTGCATAAATTTGATATTTTTTCATTAATATCGACTCAATTGATAATCACCAACCAACGGCTCAATAGCATCATAATACTCTTTCCACCATTTATCTGCTTGTCCTTTGTCTTGGTAATCAGTAAAGCAAGGTGTTCCTATGGTGTAGTGAATCAAACTCACCTCTTTATCTTGGTATTCGGAATCTAGCCAATTCCATTCTAGAGAAATTTCACCTACTAAATCATCCGTTAACCATGTGAATCTGTGTAGCTGTGCGCCTGTAGAATTTTGGATAAATTCAGGCGTTAGCGTTTGATTTGCAGGGTGTTCACAGTTCCAAAGAATAACGCTAGACCAATTCTTGCGAGGATAGTCTGCATTGTCATTGCCTAGATACTTTTTGCTAAACTTAGTCTTATAATTATGCTTAACCACCATCACGGCTTTTGAGTCATCTCTCAACTCAAATAGTTTAGCAATGTCATCTTGGCAAGTCATATCACCATCTGCAAAGATAGCCCATCCTTTGAAGCTTTGCATATAAGGCACTAGAAAACGAGAGTAGATGAAAGCATTCGAGCCATCGGTATGCGTTTCTTTATAAATACCCTTCATTGCGTTTAATGCAAGAGGAATAAAAGATACAGGTTCGCTAGATTTACTTAAGACAGACTGACAAAATACGTGATATGCCACCGCCTCACGTTTGTCATAACCTACATAAACGTTAATCATAATTCTACAATAGTTCCATTAACGTATTTAACATTATGTTTTTTACACGCTTCGTTATGACGTTTTATTTGAGTTTCATTTAATTCATTTATCTTATGAACGTCAGATAACCCATATTTATTTTCTAAATCATGCCATTCATAAGATGTTCTGTTATTTAATTTATCTAAATCATTTAAGAATGTTTGCAAGCTCATTTTTCACCTCATTAATAGCATTATCCCACGTCTTACCTTGTCTAAACAATTGTACCGAATCACCCCACATGTATCTATCTTGTGAGTATCTCCAACTAGGTTTATTAGGCACTAACACTAAACACTTCTTACCTAATCCTGCACATAAATGGACTATAGCCGTCTGTACACTGATGACTAAATCCAACTCATCCACTAAAGCAGCAGTATCATCATAATCATTGGTTTCCGTGGCTCTAGACCAATGATGTATTTTAATTCCGTGGTTCTGTTCAAACTCGGTTAAATCAGGCTTTTTATACTGCAAGCTGATAAACGTAGCGTCTTGTTTTAAGATAGGTAATAACTGTTCAAGTTCTACACATCTACGCTCTGAATGCGTGTCTTTTAATCCGCCTGTCCAAGCAATCCCAATTTTAGGCTTATCGCCTAAAGAATCAAGCAATGCCCTCCACTGTAATTTACGCTCTGAATCTGCAATTAAGTAAGGCTTACCATGAAAATCACTATCTTTAGTGCGATAGTGCCACCCTAACGACCCTATTAAGCACCATGCTTGCACAGAATCGCTCAATACAGCGTTTTTATCGAATCTTGTACCTTGTACCTTAGCTTCAGGAAAAGAACGCTTAAAAAGCCCCTCTAAACGTCTGTCACACTCAAGAATAACTTCACTTTTAACGTCATTGAGAATAGATGCAAATGAAATCTCATCGCCTATGCCTTGTTCACCTCGAATGTGTAGCTTTTCTACTGGTGAACCATCCCAATACGGCACATCTTGTCTTGGTTCGGCTGTTCTCTGTTTCGAGTTCCCAACCATTGCTTCGTAGCCATCCCAACCTTCCACCCAATTGCCTAGCATCAAATTAGCGTAGCCTTTTGTCTCTAGCACATCCCATTGGTCAGGCTCAATTTTGATAGATTTATTCACCCATTCTAATGCTTTCTTAGGTTCACACTCATTGACTTCAATCAAAGCCAAGTTATTCATTGAAGGGAAGTTTTTAGGATTGATTTGCAGTGATTTATTAAAGTGCTGTCTAGCTTCTTTTATCAACCCTATTTTCATGCAACACATGCCTAAGTTATTCCAAACTTGGTCACGATGAGGCACAAGGATAGCAGCTTGTTTTAATAAGTTATACGCCATGCCATAGCGTTCTGCTTTTAAGAATACATACGAGGCAAGAAACAAAGCCCTAGCATCACTAGGGTCGTCATTAAGGATATTAGAAGCAATGCGCAATGCTTCGTCTGGTTCGTCACCTTCTGCTAATTGCAGGGCGAGTTCTAGTCTATCGGTGGACAAGGTTAGTGGTTTTTAAGTAGGAGTATTCAGGTTTATTAATCATTTTTATTAATTCTTTTACGTCATTAATATTAACACCTTTTGCGTGCCATTCAGTCAAAACACCAGCAGGAATATGACCATAATGAAGCATGTCGTTTTTCATGCCTTTGCGCGTGTAGTCGGAATCTAACTTTAATTCCTTGGTCGCTTCTAATTCGCGGTTTAGCTGAAAGTCAGTTTGGATAGTTTCAATATGCGTTTCATCGGTTACATCGTCATAATGAAAGTTTGTAATTAACCCTGTGAATGGGTCGTAGTCTAATAATCGTTTTTCCATATAAGAAAGGGGATGTTTCCACCCCCTTATCCTCAACTATAGTGCAGGGTTGATGTCTGAAACTTTACCGCTTGCCTTCTCATTATTAGAAACAAGTGTTAATTCAGTAAGAATCTGTTTCTTGTTGCTATCGCCAGTTCTAGCTAAGTCGAATGATTGGAAACCACGCAAACTAGCTACAGTCCAGTAATCCATATCTAACACTAGGATGTTCTGGTCGCGCATGAAGCGGTTAGGCACAATCTCATGCTCACCAAAGTCTGAGATGTATAAGTCTACACCTGAAACAATAGCACCTTGATTCATGCCAGGCACTTCACGGTAACGTGTTGCAATACCGTTGAATGAACCTGATATTTTAGCCTTAGTCGCAGGCCCGGTCATTAACACTTTAGGCTCTCCGCCTTGAGTCCAGCACTCTTGAATGACTTTTTTCAAAGCA